ACAGACAAAGGTAATATCATTGTAGACGAAGCGGTTCTGGGTAAAGTTAAAGGGATACCCGAAGCTTCCCTGATTGCAGAGTACCTTATGCTTACAAAGAGAATGGCTCAGGTTAACTCATGGATTAGTGAAGTGGACAAGTCCGAAGACGGTAGGGTTCATGGTCAGGTTAATCCCATAGGAGCGGTAACTGGTCGAATGACACATAGTAATCCCAATGTGGCACAAGTTCCGGCCAGCTACTCTCCTTATGGAGATGAATGTAGAAGTTGCTGGACTGTACCAAAGGGTTACAAACTGGTAGGGGTAGACGCTTCCGGTCTGGAACTGAGAATGTTAGCACACTATATGAATGATAAGGAGTACACCAATGAGATCATCAACGGAGACATCCATACAGTTAATCAGAAGGCTGCTAACCTAGAGACTAGAGATCAGGCAAAGACATTCCTGTATGCCCTGATTTATGGGGCTGGTCCTGCTAAGATAGGAAAGGTAGCTGGTGTTAATTCATCTGAAGGACAGAAACTTATTGATAACTTCTTACGTAATGTTCCAGCATTACAGAAGTTACGATCACGAGTAGATATAGCTTCTAAAAAGAAACTGATTACTGGTTTAGATGGTAGGAAACTACACATAAGAAGTTATCACAGTGCCTTAAATACCCTCATCCAGGGAGCAGGTGCAGTCATCTGTAAACAGTGGTTGGTGCAGATGATGGATCATGCAAAGAACCTAGATGTAAAGTTGGTAGCATCTATCCACGATGAGTATCAATTTGAAGTACATAAGAAAGACACAAAAGAATTTTGTGAGATAACTAAGAAGGCTATGAAAGAGACAGAAGAAATCTTTAATATTAAATGCCCACTTGATAATGAATATAAGGTGGGACAAACATGGGCTGACACTCATTAAAGAAAGGAGAAAATAAAACTTGACTTTATAATTCTAATTTGTTATTATGGTATCATCAACAAACCTTATGAAGGAGATAAAGAATGAGTAAAGTAATTTCTGGTACGGCTTACTGGGCATCTGTTATTAATCCTAACACCAAGTTTGATGCTGATGGTGTATGGACTATTGATGTCGGTAATCTTGATGATCTTAACAAAAAGAAAGCTCAGAAGGATGGGCTAACTGTTAAGAACAAGGGTGACGAGAAGGAAGACTTTGTTACAATCAAGCGTAAGGTTCGTAACAATAAAGGTAATCTTAATCGTCAACCTAATGTGGTGGATGCTAACAAGCGTCTGGTTACGGAGACTATGATTGGTAATGGTTCTAAAGTTAATGTACTTTATGAGCCGTTTGAGTGGAATTTCGGTGGGAAGACTGGTGTTTCTGCCGATCTACGTGCGGTACAAGTGACCGAATTAGTGCCGTACTCAACCGAAGAGGACGATGCGTTTGCTGTAGTCCCTGACGGTTTTACTTCCGATGAAGCTGAAGACATCCCCTTTTCAGCTTAACCTTTAACTTGGAGGGGGAGGGTATATAAAGTTACGTATATCCTCCCCACTTTTTATTATGAAAAAAATAACTTCCTTGATTAAAGATATATACAATCTCTTTAAAGAAGATAAGGGATGTAAACTATCGGACAGTAAACGAGATAAGATTATTGATACGTGTGTAGAAAATATACGTGAACAACTTACCACTTCTATTATGGGAAAGGATAAAGATAAAGCTAGACTTAGGATGTCTAATGTTGGGTATCCTGATAGACAACTATGGTATCAATTTCAAAATGTAGAAGGAGAAAAGTTACGAGACAATGATCCTATTAAATTCCTGTATGGTCATATCATTGAGGAATTAGTCTTCTGCTTTGCAGAATTAGCAGGGCATAAGGTAACAGATAGACAAAAGGAAACTAACTTAGGAGGAATTAAAGGACATATAGATGGACGTATAGATAATATCTTGGTTGATGTTAAGTCAGCATCACCTATGAGTTTTAGAAAGTTTGAAGATAAGATATTATATAGTGACGATCCATTTGGTTATATAGATCAACTGTCTTCATACGCTACAGCAGAGAAGGTAGATGAAGCTGGCTTTCTCGTAATGAATAAACTCTCTGGTGAGTTATGTT